GCTACTGCATTGGCAGTTGTTGCAAATGCTACTGCACCTGAGACATTAGCGCCGGCTACTGCATTGGCAGTTGTTGCAAATGCCACTGCACCTGAGACATTAGCGCCGGCTACTGCATTGGCTGTTGCGGCATATAAGACTTGTCCGTTAACATTGGCACCTTGAATGTTGCCTAAATTATTACCACTACCAATAAAGAAATTAGCAGTAACTGCATTACCTAAACTTGGATTAACTGTAGAAGTTACTGCCAATCCAGTTAACGTACCAACACTTGTAATGTTAGTCTGACTAGCAGTTGTTAATGTACCTGTTAGATTGGCTGCTCTAATAGTTCCTGTATTAGCAAAAATATTACCAGCAACAATATTTCCAGTAACACCCAGTGTTGATAAAGAGCCAACACTTGTAATATTTGGCTGAGCCGCAGTAGTTAATGTACCAGTTAAATACGTAGCACTGACTAAATTACCACCTGAAAATGAATTACTTGAACCAATTGTTGTATCGAGTAATGTACCTACTGAAGTAATATTAGGTTGTGCGTTTGTGTAAACAGTACCTGCCACCAATGCATTACCTACCTGACCTGACACATTAGCACCGGCTACTGCGTTAGCAGTTGCCGCAAATCCTACCTGACCACTTACGTTAGCGCCGGCTACGTTATTTGCTACGTTAGCAAAATTGACTTGACCACTTACATTAGCACCGGCTACTGCGTTAGCAGTTGTTGCAAATGCTACAGCACCTGAGACATTAGCACCGGCTACTGCGTTAGCAGTTGTTGCAAATGCTACAGCACCTGAGACATTAGAACCTTGAATATTGCTTAAGTTATTACCTGCTCCAATAAAGAAATTAGCAGTTGAAGCGTTACCTAAATTAGCATTTGTAACTGCTAAATTACCAACTACAGTCAATAAATTTGTAGTACTATTAAAAACAAGATTAGCACTTGCACCAAAATTTCCTGCATTATTAAATTGTATTTGAGTATCAGCACCTGCTATTTTTCCGTCAACATAACTTTTAGTAGCCGCATCTGTGCTATCAACAGGTCCTAAAACGTTTTTAATCTGTGTCGGGGTTCCCCATGTGAATGTTGCCATTTTTTTATTTTTCCTGTTATTATGTAGTTACTGATATTTTTAGGGAAGTGCTGAAATTATTAAATCCATATACTTGATATGTTTGTCCGCTTATAGTTTGGTTTAGATACGTTGCACTAGGTGTATCAACCACAGTAAATCCTTGGTCTACGTGTTGGAATGTATGAGTGGTAGTAGCTCCAGGAACCGCTAACCATAAATAATTAGAAGTAACAGTAGAAGTATTTGCTCCGTCACCAACTGCGTATGCTTTAGTCAAATACGAATCCCCTGTAATGAAGTTAGGATTAGCACTGCTTCCCGTAGTCTTATAGAACAATGGATAATACTTAGTTGCGGCAGCTAAAGAAACAGAGTTAGACACGGTTGATGTACCTGAAGTTACATTAACACCTAAACCAACATAATCAGTTGTTGCAATTGTATATGATAATGAACTATCCAATGACGTAGATGTTCCTGACGTTCCGCCAACAGTAGATAATGTTCCTGTTGCACCACCGGTATATCGTAGGTTACCAGAATTTACAGTACCGGTAACTGTTGAATTCCAATTGAATACTTGATTTACATTCCAGAAAGGAATACTTGACGCCGCCCAAGAAGCAGTAAAGCTTATATTAAATGGTATATATTGACTATTAGTCAAGTTAGTACCAGTGGTATTAAATTGACCTCTACTTGTTGTTAGTGTAGCTGATATTGTTACTGGGCTAGCAACTGTTTGAGCAGTTCCTGCAAATGCACTACTTGGAATGGTATATGTTCCACCTGCATTGTTTGCAATACTTAAACTTCCCAAAGTAGTACCAGAGATAACTGTACTACCAACGACAATAGAGTCAGTAGCAGTGTTAATTGCAAACGTAGCATTAGCAAGACCCAATGTTATTGTGATATCACGGGTATTAACTGTACTTGTAACTCCATTTAAATATGCATTTTTACTTGTTCCACCACTAGACCATATATCAGTTACACTGAATGTTACTGGACCTAATTGTCTTAGCGTAAATACGCCTGCTGGATACTGTGTGTTAGCATAATCTACATCAAACACTAATGCAGAACCCGCTACTAAATTATTGATAGTAGAAGTTGCATATGCTTTGCCATTACCAAAGACTAATCCACCGGCGCCATCAGATACTAACGGTTGTCCGGTTGTTCCGCCCGGAAGTTTCAAACTTGTAGCACTTACATATCCTGCAACATTCACCCCGGTTGAAGTAACTACTGCTACGTTAGAAGTTCCATTAACTGATACAGTGACATTACTATTTGCTGTAACGGTTACATTACTGTTACCATTGAATAAGGTACTTGGACTTAATGATATCCATTGAACTCCTGTAGTTGTTGTACTTAATACCTGACCAGTAGTACCAACTGATCCGTTAATTATTATAGGTGTAGTAGAAGTTAGAAGGATGTTTCCTGCAACACTTACACTGTTAGAAGATATAGTACCATTACCAAACGTTGATGTTACTGTAGAATTACCCACAGTTAATGACGATAGTCTACCAACACTTGTTATGTTATTTTGTGCGGCTGTTGTTAATGTGCCTGTTAAATTAGTTGCACCAATTGTACCACTATTTGCATATACGTTTCCAGCAACAACATTTCCGGTAACCGTAGCAGTTCCGGAAGAAGTTATATTGCCGGTAGTAACGTTAGCTGAATTTAAATTAGCAGTTGTAGTTAGGTTACCAGTAACAGATAGGGCACCAGTATTATCGGTTGTTAGTTCACCGGCTGCACCTAAATAAATTGTGCTTCCTGATAGATACAAATCTTTCCAACGTTGTGTGGGGGATCCCAAATTGTATGTTATATTTGCGCTTGGTAACAATGCACCGGTTATATTACCAGTGATTGCAAGATTAGAAATATTTGTATTTGCACTTACAGTTAAATTACCAGAAGTTGATAAATTACCTGAGCTTACATTACCACTAAATGTTCCTCTACCGGTAGAAATGTTACCAGATGTAATGTTACCTGTAACTACTAAATTGTCTGTGGTGCTGATTTGTCCAACTGCAACAATTGCACCTACGTTCAAGTTACCTGTTGCGGCATTTCCGGTTACAATCAATGTGCCACTAGTAGAAATATTACCTGCGCTTATATTACTCGTTACGGTAACATTACCTACACTGCTAATATTACCTATGGTAGCACTGGTATTAACTGCCAATGTATTAGTAGTTGTTAAATTAGATACACCTGCATTTTGGCTACTGATATTACCAGTGAATACACCGATAGTTGCACCAATGTTACCCACATTAGCATTACCTGTTACACTTAATGCGCCCGCAGTGTTTAAATTACCGCCGGTGATGTTACCGGTAGCTATAACTAAACCACCTGTACCTAAATTACCTACATTAGCATTACCTGTTACTGCAACAGTTGTTAATGTGCCAACTGATGTAATGTTAGGTTGTGCATTTGTTGTCACTGTGCCTGCTCTAGTTGCACTAGCAACAGTACCACTGACATTAGCACCAGTAATATTACTTAGATTGCCTGCCTCGCCTGCAACTGATAGCGCGGTTAACAATCCTGAAACTTTATTAAAGGTTAGTCTGGCATTACCACCAAAGGTACTATTGTCGTTGAACTGTATGTAACTATCTACACCACCTGGATTAGTAATAACCTGTTGTGTTGGTAACCAGTTAAGACCAGAACCATCTGCTTTAACTGTTAATACATAATTTGCAGTGATTCCGCCAATAGTTAAATTGCCTACGTTACCTAAATCTATCGGACCCCTGACTGATAAATCAACTAGAGTACCAATATTTGTGATATTTGGTTGGTTTGCTGTTGTTAACGTACCTGTTAAATAATTTGCTGTTAATAAATTACCTGCATTGATATTACTAGCAGATAAATTACCAACAAGGGTTGCAGTTGTTCCATCAGATGTTATAGATTGTGCATTCAATGATATTGAATTACCTACAAATACATCTTTCCAGGATTGAGAACTTGAACCTATATTAAATGTTACATTAGCGTTTGGTAATAAATTAGAAGTTACATTTGCAACTACTTGCAAATTACCTACATTGGCAAGACCTGCTGTTCTTATATTACCTGCGTTTAAATTACCAACTACGTTAGCAACACCAGAGATGTTCGTATTACCCGCGTTAACATTACCTGTAATAACAGCAGTAGTTGTTGAAGTAATACTAGTAAATGCTCCGGTATTAGGTGTAGTAGCACCAATACTACCTGTTACTGCACCTCTAAAACTATTTGCAGTAACTACGTTAGCAACAGCGTTACCAGTTACTGTTAATTGATTTGTAATTCTACTAAATGTTAAATTAGCACTACCAGCAAAGCTACCAGTACCATCATTCAATTGAACTTGATTATTTGAACCGCCCGGGCTACCTGTACCCTGACTATAAAAAGACACTGTTACTAAACTGTTAGCATCATATGTTGCAGTTGTAAAACTCGTACTATTAATTGGTGTGGTAAATGCAGTATCTTTATACAGTGAAAATGTTGTGTTATCTATTTTTTGAGCATAGAATTTATTAGTACTGTTCTCACCTGCTGTTCTAATTTGTGTCATTCCACCTACACCAGATATAGTGATAGGCACGCCCGTAGTGATTAGATTGTTTGCGCTTGTAGTTACTACTGTTGGGTTTGCCTTTGTAATATTAGTAATTGTATATTGAATGATACCAGCACTAGTCCAAGATAAATTGCCTTGACCATCGGTTTGCAATACATAACCATTGATGCCACCAGTTAATTTAGTGTTGGCTGCATCCCCTAAATGAATTCCATAATCAGGAATAACAGTAATGTTACTTGCATCTAATACATTACCACCAGCATTTACCCATGTGTTTCCGTCTGCTGCCAGAACCATTACTTGTCCTGGGTATGTATTGGCTAGGTTAAGTGCAGTATTTGCACCACCTTCTAGTTTAGCATGTTGTAATGTAGATACTTCGGTTAATATTTCAACCTGAGTAGTTGTACTGTTGTTTGATGGTGGATGTAATAGAGGGTCATTACCAATATACAACTTTTGGTCGTCTGTGGCAAACCCAAGTTCGCCCTCAGACAGTTGAGGCAAGTCTACATTTGCCCCTGTACGGTGTTGAATTTTCGAAATCTGAATTATGGCCATAGTATATTTTTCTCAAGGAAAGATTATATACTATTTATCAATCTAAAGTAGATTGGTCTAGACAAATTTCAGATAGAATCCTTCACATCGCTTAAACCACATGTCAGTGTATTTGTCAAATTCAGCACCCTCAACAATGAATTCCTGATATTCATTGGCTGCTGAACACATGAAAATAACACCCTTGCGTATCTTTGTGCCATGTACTTCATTGTGTGCGTTAGCGTAGGCAGCTAACTGCACAAAGTAATCATCAATCCATTCACGTTTCTTAGGTTTGTTTGTCTGCTTGTGATCCATGATAGCTTCTGCATTATCATGCACACCGCATAAATCTGTTGTACCAGCATATATTGAAGGGAAGTATACCGGAACTTCTGTGCCCCAATATTCATTACATTTTGACAGACCTTGTGCAATGATAGACTGAGCCATTGCATGACTTTGAATACTATAAGGATTGCTCCCCGGAGTACCTATCTCACCTGTCTTAATATAATCTTCAAGCCACTTGTGCATACGTGTACCACGTCCTGCAGCCTCTGTTGTAATTGCTTGTGCTTGAACTGCACCGACTCGTTTACGCCAGTTAGCCAGTGCTTGCTTAGATTCTTCTGATTTAGTAGCGTCTAATATTGTAGTAACTGAGGGTAGTTTGTTACCATCGGGCGTTGCGTATCTACGACCTTCAGGTGTATCAATTCGTTTTAGTGCTTCGTATTTGAATTTATTAGGATTGTACATTATAGTCGATTATAGTCGATTATAATTTAATTGTCAATCTATTTGGCTGCGTTTTTAGCCATTTGAGCAACGATTTGCTCTGATTCATCCGGATCTGTTGGTTGTTTTGCTAACACTTGACCCCTGAATATAACTTTATCATCTTCAATGTCTTTGATAAAGTGAACTAGTGGTTCTTTTTTGATGATATCGTAAATATCAGTCTTATCAATTACTATCTTATTATTGCGTAGTAAATTTAAAAATGCGTCTGTACTCATTGGATCTTCTGAGTTTGCATTTTGAAGGTCGGATTGAAGCTGACTTGTTACCGAAGTCAGCTTTACTCTTAACGGATCATTGTTATCAAACTCAAAAAGACGCATTATCTTTTTGCGCGGCCTACGCTTGTTGGTGGTGCTTCTGGTTCTTCTTCAGGCATCTCAGCACCCATGTCATCACCGCCCATGTCAGGCATCTCGGCGCCCATTTCTTCACCACCCATTGGGGGTTCTGCTCCCATGCCGCCCATTTCTGGACCGCCCATGCCAGCATCAAATCCACCACCTTGACCTGTTACAACACCTAGTGCGGCTTGTAAACTTGTCTTAGCTTGTGTCAATGCGGCTTGCAATGTTGTTAGTGCTTCATTGGCTTGTGAACTGAATTGCTCACCTTCGTTAGTACCGATTTCGCTGTTAACGCTATCAATAACAGCTGGTAATTCTTTTACTAACATATCAGAAACTTCTTCAACCATTTTCTGTACGCTGTCAACCATATCTTTAACTGCTAGAACTACTTGTGATTTCTCAACCTGTTCGTTCTCAACAACAATACGGCTATTGTACATTGGTTGCGCTTTTAGTTCACCATAGTGATGTACTAATGCTTGTTCCATAAATACAAGTTTCAAGTATGCTGGATTTTGTTCGCTAGAATGAATAGCATTTGATTGTCTAGTTTCGCTGATTAGACCCTTTACTTTACGTAACATGGTTCTTGTGCTAGACATAGACAATTTGTCAAAGTTTAAAGAGGTATTAAAGTTCTCTTTAAGAGCTTTCTTAGCCATCATTGATGGTTTTTGATTAAATTCGGTTAGTTTCATAGGTATTCCTAAAGTACGATAATGTATTTATCTTTCTTCAAATAAAATTAAAGAGAAGATTCCTTAAATTTATTTATTTGCCAACGTTTTGTCTGAACCATATAACTATTTAATTCTTCTAAAATTACTTGCTTTTTGTATCTGGCCTCAACTAGTTTATTATATCTCAAAAAGTCTAATTTTGCTTTTTTCTTGGAATTTTCAGCAGATTTAATTATAACGTCTAGGCTTGCAAGTTGAATATCTAAGTCTCGTACACGATTTTCTTCATAGATTAGGTTGCGTTTGTCTAACACTACCCAAGTTACTGCATATTGTAATGAAGAAAATACATTTTCAGTATCAGTGTGAAGCTTTGAAACTTTAAATCCAATATTAATTGCACGAATTTCGTATTCTTCGAATAATCTATATAAATTGCCGTCTTTGTAAACAGCTTTGTCTTTTAGTTTGTTTAGATTTTCTGTGCTAAACAACCTATTAAACGATTCAAACATTTTTTTTTCATTCATATGAAAGTATCTCAAAGTAAATATTGCGTAATTCCGGAGTTGTATCTAAGAAGTCTGGTAATGTAATTTGTCGGTCATGTATCTTTATCATGGGTACTCCAGAACAATCAGTGTACAATGCACCCAACTCGTTCTCGTTCTCCGTAAACACACCCGAATGATTTATATAAAAATCAAAATGCCACATATTACATGGTTCGGATGACTCTATCAAAAACCCAAACTTTTCAAATTCTACCAAGTCAACTGATTCACATACTGTTGTGTTTGTGTTTTCAGGCTGCGCTCGTAATGAAATAACCTGAATTATAGTGTCTAAATTACATTGTGTGTTTCTTTTGTGTTCCCACTCTGACGCATCTTTATTTGTCATATCCAGCGGAGGTCTACGACTTGTAATATCTGTTTTAGTGATATCAAAAAGTGTGTAACATCTAATATTAGTTCCCATACAGTATTTAATGTAGGTAAAAAAACCCAAGAATAAATCTTGGGTTTTTGATTACTTATTAACTGATTACGCTAATTTGAAACCGTTGTCTGCAACAGTGGCTGAATTGAAACGATAGCCAGAACCTGTATCTAAAGCTTGAATAGCTGACTGTAGTGTGCTAGCTGTCCATGCTGCGACTGGGTAAACTGCAACGCTGACTTGACCTGTACTTGCTTCTACTTGATAGAAGTGTAGAGTAGCTAATTGTGTAACACATTTAAGAACTTTATCAACTGCTTCGTCTACGCCCATTTGAGCCGCTACGTCAGCACCGACATCAATATTGAAGAATTCAAGATATGGACCTTGAAGCATTACTGGAGTACCAGTTGTTGCTGAACCAGAACCGTTTAGTGTATCAATAGCGAATACTGGGTTTACGTCACCATGAGTGTGTAATAGATTATTTGACATTTTATTTTCCTTTAAAAGTTTGAACCATATAGGCTCTACTTTTATTTATGCCATTTGCAAAAAAACTTGGGTTTAGAACAGATTTCCACCCTGTTTTAGCTTTTGAATTACAATATCTTGTTCTTTTTTAGTAAGCTTTTTTAATGCTGCCAAGACTTGTTCGCCGTCAGAACTTAATGGAATATCGGCTGCTGGATGCGATTTTACAAAGTTTTGTCTCTCAGTGTTATAGTACTGGTCAAATATTTGTCCACCTAATTGCTGTATTAAATTAACAGGGTTTTGTTTTTTTAATATCATTTGAGCAATCTGTTGTGATGTGTTTTTAACTGCGGTTCCTAAATTCCCCAAATTACCAGACATATAGCTAGTGATTGCTTGCTCAATTGAGGCAGCGTATTGTTGTATAAAATTATCAATTTCTTGATCCTCTTTTAGAAAGACCTTTAACTTCATAGCATAGTCAAATGTTTCTTTTACCGGTTGACCTTGTGCTTGAGCCTGTTGTGCGGCTTGCGCTTGTTTTTTCTGTATTAAAGCAATGTCGTCTTTATAAGCTTCTTCTGTGCTAGCAAGAAATCCTTGTATTTTGCTAACAAAAGTTCCTATAAATTTCTGTCTAGCCATACCTTTTTGATGATTTGCTGCCCAATTTTGAGATGCGTCAAACCCCACGGCACGACCAAATCCAGACGCAAGTGTTCCGGCTGTAGATGCTAGTTTTCCACCCACTGCGCTAGCGACTTGTCCAGATAAACCTGCGGCTGCTCGTCCGGCCGTTTTTAATGAGTCCCCTATACCCTCGTTCTGAATATCATTCAGTTTCATTGGGTTTTCTCAAACTGTTTGAGAATCTAGTTTGATCCTTAGATTTAATAGCATTAAGCAATTTGCGTTCTAACACTGCGGCACGTTCAGGATCGTAATGCTTGTTAATCATTTCAATGAGATTTATTGCACTAGTGATGATATTATGGGCACGGCTTTCAATGACATGTTTAGTGTCACGGTTACTACCAAGTGCTTCTAATTCTTCTAATAGACTACGGGTTTTACGTTCCATAATATTCGGTTCCTAATTATATTTATCACTTACGCATTGCATTAAGCATAGCTTTTAATCTTGCTCCCTGAACGTCAGCAACTACTGTTCTGTTGATAGGCTCTAATGGTACTATTTCTCCGTCAGCCGTAACCGTAGACTGGGGTTTTAATTGATTCATAATTTCATTAGGACTTGGGGCAGGCCTATATTTTGCTTGCTGTTCCCCGTGATTTTCTGGATCCTCGTCTGTGATACGCATAGTCTCAATATTGTATTCCAAGTCAATCTTTTGTCCCACACCAGTAGAACTACGACTTTTCATACACTGAATCTGATATTTACCACGCTCACGCATACTGCGACTTGTAAAGATACCAAACACGTTATCTGCTGTATTAATCTTGCTGATACCACCAGCAATATGACTGTGGTCAAATTCAATTTCTTCAACCGCACTACGATTTAATTGACTTGCAGTGACCATTAATATACCTAATTCTTTAGACAAGTTACGCAATTCTTCACTGACGTATTTGTCTTTAATAAACTGGTCGTTTGGATTAACTTTAACACTAACAGGCATAACCAAGTCAAGATAGTCAATCATAACAAAGTCAACTTTGATTCCAGTTTGGATTTGTACTTCTTTTAAGTATGAACGAATATCGTTAACATTACTTTGTGCGGGTAATCCCTTTACACGATATTGTCCTGCCTTCTTACCTGCCATTTTAACTTTGAGTTCAGTGCTGTCAATATCTTTACGGATATCTCTGGTACTCATCATAGTTAACATCGCATCTGTTCTAAGTGAAGTCAATTCTTCTGAAAGTTCCAATGAGATATAAACACCACTCAATCCCATGTTCAACCAGTTCAATGCAATGTTCATCATCACAAGTGATTTACCTGAACCTGAGCCACCGGCAAAGATATTCAATTCACCACGACTGAAGCCACCATATAATAGTTTATCCATCTGTGGCCAGCCTGTGCTTTGTTGTCCACCTGCATTGAAATATTTGTGTAATCGTCCCTTAGGGTCAGCAAAGTAATCTGTACCCATGTCTCGTTGCAAACTAATCTGTACTGCATCTTTAATTAGTTTTTCAACGGGACCAAAGTCACCCTTTTCTAATAAATCTGCACTCTTAAGAATCGCACGTTCTAATTCTTGTCGTTTAGTGAATGATTCAAACTCTGCTAGAAACCATTCAGTATGTTTGTCACCAAAATCTTCAATGACTTCAAGTTCTACACCTGTGGTTGCTTTTATTTGTGTTACGTCTGGTAATATGCTGTACTTACCACTGTATTCTTTCATAAACTCAGCTACAGGACGTAGTGACTTATCAAAGTTTTCAGCATTCATAATGTTTGTAACTCTGGTATATAGTTCTGCATTGGTCATCATCATTTGCAGAAAGAGTTTTTGAACGTCTGTATTATAGTCCTTTAACAATCTGTTTCCTTCTCATCTCAATTTTAATTTTACTTGTTGTTGCACTTTGTAATATACTTAGTAATGTAGGGACCTTACCATATCTTATTACTGCATCATTTACATCCTTAATGTCATTTTCCCAGTCAGGCAAACTAACACTATATCCTAATCCAAGTGCTGTATCACATATTTCTAATCCAGGCTTATCACGATCCGGCACCATGATTATTTGTCTGTTCAGTTGTCTGAGTACTTGTGCTTGTTCAGGACTGATATTATTATGTGTCAACGCACACCCATTAATACTCAATGCGTCAAAAATACCTTCAACTAATATACATACTTGCCATTCTGGTTTCTGTAGGTCATATCCAAACACATAACCTACTTGTTGGTTCTCAGTTATGAATTTAGGTTTACGGTCATCTAAGTATCTGCTTGTATGCCCGACTATTTCATTTTTATATGTGAATGGAATTATTACACGATTACTATTACGACCATTGTCATCGGGTGTTACATAGAATTTGTGCTTAGTTGGGTCAATACTACGCTTTTTAATATAGTCAACAAATACCTTGTGCTTTTCATTATTGATATCTAGTACTTCGCAATCAGGTAACTGTTTTGACTGTAAGTTGATTGGTTTTACTTTCTTGAACTTTTTAGTAAAATCTAATAGGTCTTTATTCTGTAGACTTTCTAAACTCCAACGCTGTATCTGTATTTCGTCTATACCAGACCACATTAATAGTTCTTTAACACGCTTAGTTATACTGCGTCCTAATTCAAAGTGACAGCTATAGCCACAATTAAAACAGTTATACGTCCAACTATTTTCATCTACAAACTTTATACCACCACGTAATCTACGATCGGTTTTATGTCCGCGCTTGTCACAACAAATGGCATTGAAACTGTGCCAGCCACCCATTGTTGTTTTCTTTTTACCGGGAATAATAGACAATATGTCAAACATGCTACAAGTATAACATATTTTTAGTACAAAAGTAAAGACGCTTTGGCTTATCTTGTGTATATATGAGTTGCATCCCCTGCGGTACTTACGAACTTAAAACGCATATATGGATGAAACCCGGTAATAGTATAATTAGTACAATCTAATTGTTCAGTATAAGTTTCAACATCACCAATATCATACCAATCAGTGTCAACCACAGTTGAACCCTGTATCTGTACAGTTCCAGAATAGTTATCAAAGTACAATTGTGTTGTTACGGTGAACCCTTCTCTTGCTGAGAAAACACTACTATAGTAGGTAATAGCAGGTCCTGTTCTAGTTGGTAGTTGGTGATTTGGAACGTTGATTAGGTTAGATGGTGTAAAGTCGGGCATCACACTATCTACAATTTGAATCTTACCTCTAGCACCTGAATTGTGATCCACAAACACAGGTAAATCTGTTGTACCATCTGACATTTCAATACTGTAGTAACAATATTGTGTTTCAATATCAATAATATCAGTATCAATCGTATCCAATTGAACTATGCCGTTTAGTGCAAGAACATTAGTTAGCATCTTATTAAATAGTAGTTTAGTACCATCTTCACTGATTATTCTAAAATATAATTGTTTATCGGTAACATTGATAGGTTTTTGGTCCTGGTTAATCAATTGGAATTGCAGTCTATTGTCAACTCCCTTATGTAATTTTAAGGTTTTTGCGTACACGGTTTGATATCTCCTAGTTGAATTGCCGGACATCATCACTATTGTTTCTCTAGGGATGTAAAAATAAACGGATGTTGAATACACTATGTTTGGTCCTTTGTACTATTTATGACGATTTAAATATAAAAATATTATGGTTAATATGCCCAGATAAATATCCGAGACACAACATATAATGCAAACAGACTTCTTCAAAAATTTAAGCGAAAATCACCCCTTTATAACAGTGTGTTCCTATGCAGGACAAGATTATGTAGGAATAGTCCAAAATAGGGATGATATAGTTACCACTATATATGACTATGGATCTATAATAAATCCCAATTTAAGAGAGCAATTTCTAGTACTCGGGGACCAATGGTGGTGGGAAAGTAATAGATTAATCCCCATAAACATGTTTCTTAAAAATGACTGGGAACCTTTTAAACCGTACATTCGTACATTCAATAATAAAAGTCTAACAATTGTGCATGGTCCAATATGTAGCATGTTAGAACTAGCAAAACGCAAAAGTAAACGAAAATCA